GTAGACCCTACTGATGCCAAGGCGGTGGCCCGCGCGCAAGCTAACGTGTGGCGAGCTGAGAGTTTTGAGCAATGGCTCACTGAGGCGATGGTAGACGGATTTAAGGCCCTTGAGATTCTTGAAGGAGATGACGACGAATGAATGACGACGACTCCACTGGCAGTGATACCGTAGGCACCGGCAATGACGAGCGCATTGCTCGCCTCAACGCCATCGCTGACCAAGCGGACACCGAGCGCGCCGAGGAGCTGGCCAATGTCAATGACGATGGCACTACCGAGCCGTTCAAGGTAGAGGCCGGCGCTGAGGAGCAGCCCGCTGCCACCACTGACGGCGATGAGCAGCCTGCCCCCGCTGACGAAGAGCCGCCGCGTCGTTACAAGATCAAGGTCAACGGCAAAGAGCTTGAGCTTACAGAAGAAGAGCTCATTGCCCGTGCCAGCAAGATTGAGGCCGCTGACGACTACCTGCGCCGTGCCAAGGCCCAGGCTATCGAGCAGCCTGTGGTGCCCGTGGTAGGCCCCACACCGGAAGAACTTCAGCGTCAGCAAGACGAGGAAGATCGAGCGCTAGTCCGCGCTATACAAATGGGCACCGAAGAAGAGGCCGCCGCCGCGCTGCGCAAGCTGCGCGAGCAGACTAGTGCGCGTCCATCCCTCAGCAGGGACGACGTATCCCGCACTATTGACGAACGCCTTTCCTTCAACACCGCGATCGATCGGTTCAGTACCGAGTTCAGCGACGTGTGGACAGACCCCATCCTAAAGAAGATTGCGTTCGACAGAGACGCCGAGCTTCTGCGGGCAGGGGACGACCGCCCGTACTGGGAGCGTTACGAGCAGGTTGGTCAAGAAATCCGTGCGTGGCGACAAGCCCTGGCCCCCACTCCAACGCCAGAGCCTGCTGTCACCGCTAAGGAACAACGCAAGGCCGCTGCCCCCAAGGCCCCGACGCCCGCGTCCGCAAAGACGCAATCGGCCAAGGTGGCGGACGACGATGACATTGACGATGCGCCTTCTAACGTGATTGCCAATATGGCCAAGAGCCGTGGCGGTCCGCAATGGATGCGTGGATAAGGAGTAACGGAAAATGGCTGGACAAGTCTGGGCCGTGAACTCGCTGGGTGGCTTCATGTACAGCCGCCAGTTGAGCAACGTGCTGCGTATGGCGGTGCAACCGCTGGTTAAGTTCCGTCAGTTTGCTGACGTGCGTGACGCTTCCCAACAGGGGAAGAAGAAGGGCGACATCTTTACGTGGGACGTCTTCTCGGACGTGGTCACTCCTGGCGGCGTTATCCAGGAAACCAACACGATGCCCGAGACCAACTTCACGATCACGCAGGGTACCCTGACGATCACGGAAGCAGGAAACAGTGTCCCCTACTCGGGCAAGCTGGACAACTTGTCCAAGTTCCCGGTGATGGAGCTGATCCAGAAGGTGCTCAAGAACGACGCCGTCAAGACCTTTGACCGTCTTGCTTGGGCGCAGTTCAATCAGACGCTGCTGCGCGCCATCCCCACTGGTGGTACGGACACCGCGGCCATTACGCTGTACACCAACGGCACGGTCACGGGCACTAACAGCGTGGCGTACAACAACAGCCACGCCAAGGCGGTTGTCGACACCATGAAGGAGCGTAACATCCCCGCCTACCTGGGGGATGATTACTACGCTCTTGCGTGGCCCACCACGCTGCGCACGTTCAAGAACAGCCTGGAGACGATTCACCAGTACAGCGAGACTGGCTTCAAGCTCATCATGAATGGCGAGATCGGCCGCTACGAGAACGTCCGCTACGTGGAGCAGACCAACATCGCCAAGGGCGTGAGCACGACGGGCATTACCGGCTCGGCGTGGAGCACGGGCAAGAGCGACTGGATCTTCTTCTTTGGCAACGACACGGTGGCCGAGGCCATCGCCGTGCCGGAAGAAATGCGTGGCAAGATCCCCAGTGACTACGGCCGCAGCAAGGGTGTGGCGTGGTACTACCTGGGGGGCTTCGGGCTGGTGCACACGGTGGCCAGCAACGCGCGCATCGTCAAGTGGGATTCTCAGGCTTAAGGAGTAGCAGAAATGTCACAAGTTTCTGTCGCATATGACCACCCGGCCAGCGTGGCCCGGTTGTCGCACGGTTTCGGCCAGAACACGGCCGGCGCCAGCACGAACTTCGGTAAGTTCGTGGCGTTCACCAACATGCGGGTTTTCGCCATTCAGGCGGCAAGCCTCACCGCAGGCACCAGCACGCAGACCGCGTGGAATGGTACCGGCACGCAGGTGGTGATCAACGCGGATCAGTTCAATCTGATCCACGTGTTTGGCGGCAATGGCGTGGCGCCCACCACGGCTACGCACGGGCCGTTCGCACTGGCGTATGGCACGGGCACGGCTACCATGACGGCGGGTGTGTTCACGCGCATTCAGCTGTCTGGCACCGGCACCACGGGCAACGTGCAGGCAGGCACCAACACGGCAGAGGGTGGCATCCGGGTGTTCCCTGGGGACACGGTGCACATCCTCCGCGGTACGGATGCCACGGCCGTCAGCGCGTTTGCGATCGAGTACGGCCTCGACTACGACGCCAACCTCACCACCCCTGCCTAAGGAGGGCGACTACCATGGCAATGGAAAAAGAGATGACGGGGTTCCAAACCTCTGGTTACATCGACAAGAAGGGTACGCCCGACGGTGAGATGACCAAGTTCAACGTGATGCCCCCGGGCTACGACATCGCGAATCAGCCGATGGCTGACATTCGCAACATGCCGATGGTCAAGCTGGTGGACGTTTCGTATCCCGGCGACGGGTACTGATACACCACTGGTGCTCCCCTAGCTGGGTGTGGTACTATGCGGGGGCCTGCGGGGCCCCCGCACTTCCATGGAGATAGGACATGCTCTATCGATCGATGCAGGACAAGAACGAAATTGTTCTGTCTGGCCGGCAGGACGGCGGCCAACCCTGGGCGGACGCCGCCAGCGCCCGTGCCCCTATGCCCCCGCTTGGGCAGTACGAGTATACCCCGCCCCCGGAATGCCCTATGCAGCCGCCCGGCACCACCGCGGAGATGGATAACGGCTTCCGCCGCTTGCCTGACCGCGAGCGAGAGGGCTATATGATGGAAGTGTTCTCGGAACCAACCGAGAGCTACTTGATCCCGCGCAACAACTACTCCCGCCGCAGCGTGTAAGGACTAGCCATGACGATGCTGGGCCCTAGGCAATCTCTCAACTCGGCTAACACGGCCCCTGCCATGGAGGCCGCCGCCGTTACCCCCAACGACAGTGCAGACTTGCCGAATGGCATGTGCCGTGCGCTGTACATTGGTGGCGGTAGCGGTACCGTGGTGCTGGACACAGCCAACAATACCAGCATCACGTTTGCGGGGTTGCAGGCAGGCACCATTCTTCCCCTTAACGTGAAGAGAGTGCGCTCCACTGGAACGAACGCCACCGGCATTGTGGCCCTGTATTGAATGCTGTGTGGCATTTACGCAATCCGCAACGTACTGAATGGTAAGGTGTACGTGGGCCAGTCTGTGAACATAGCGTCCCGCTGGCGTGACCACCGCAAGCAGCTTGGCCGTGGCCGCCGCAGCCACTTGTACGAAGCAATGCGTAAGTACGGCATTGAATCCTTTCAGTTTGAGGTTCTGGAGCAGTGCGCCCCCGAGGACCTTAACGCTAAGGAAGCCGTCTGGATGCATAAGCTACAGTGCCGCACGCTGGGCTACAACATCATCCCCGCAGGGCAGCATGGCCGTGTAATGGATGCCACCGCGCGCGAGGCTATAGCCGCCCGGTTGCGTGGGCGCAAACGCCCACCCGAGGTGGTGGAAAAGGTGCGCCGTGCAAAGCTGGGTGACCGCCACAGCGAGGCTACTAAACGCCTGCTCTCCAAACTTGGAATAGGGCGTGTTGTGTCCGCGGAGACCCGAGCTAAACTATCCGCTATTCAGCGCCGGGCGCATGCTGCCAAGGGCCACACTCTACGGATTCCGTTGTAATGCAGCTCAGCCAAATCAGCCTAGCGCTTACTCGCCTCGGTGGGTTTTTCAGCCCAGCGCAGCTCTTCGCCAACGGAGAGCAGGGATTCTGGTACGACCCCACCGACATCCCGCTGGCGTGGCGGCGGAATTTGCTCACTTACACGGAGCAGCTAACGAACGCTGCTTATACGGCAACCCGCGCCACTATTGCTGCGTCTACGGCGGTTAGCCCGCCCGCAGGCATTTCCACTCTGTTCAAACTGACAGAAGATTCCACCGCGTCAAATACGCATTTACTTCTGTCTTCAGCCGACACTGCCGTAACCGCAAGTAGTAGATATGTAACGACCATATATGCCCGCGCTGCGGAAAGGTCATGGATTGCACTACAAGAAGGGCAAGGAGTAACTGCAACGGCTTATTTTGATCTGGCGAATGGCGCTATTGGCACCGTATCTGGAACGGGTTCTCCCGCAGCAGCAATAACGTCTGCTGGTAGCGGTTGGTATCGATGCCAAATCAGTTGGACTTCTGTTGGAAACGCCGCCCGTATTCGAGTGTTTTTGGCAACGGGTGACGGAGCCGCCGTTTATTCTGGT